TGTTTCCAGCCGTGATGCCGACGGCTGTTCGCCTTCCCTGAAGTGCGGGTCGACGCTGCCGCTGGGTAGTCCCTTCGATTGGCTCATACGTTCCACCAGGCCGGCGCCGCGACGTATTTCCCAAACCATTCCCAGGTCATCCGGCGGACGACAAAATCGCTGGGGTGCTGGTGGGGTGCCAGTCCGTCTCCGACGCAAAGGAAGGCGCTTGTGCTGCTGCTGCTGCCGGCCAGGAGCGCGCAAACTGGGTTCACGGTCTGGGTCCGGTCCCCGACCTGGTAGCTTACTGATTTGACCATGGCGCCGATTGAGAGGTTTTTCGGTACATTGGCGACCGGGATCCGGCAATGGATCTGAATGGTGATGTGGGGGCGTACCTGGACGACGCCGTTGTCGTCTTCGCGTGGTTCGATGTTGGCGGCCAGGTCGTCGAGATACCAGTCTGTCATGGTGCCATTCCTCCAGGCTTCTTTTCAATGCGGTTCAGGGCCTCAAGGATGCGCTTTGAAACGGCGACGTTCTCCTCTGCCGGGTCCTTCTTCTGGTGTTGTTTGTTCATCCTGGCGAAAAGGTCCCCGGTGCTGAGGTCGTGCCATTCGTTCTTGGTTTTGGCCTGGTCCTTCACGACCGCCTCCGCGTCCTTCCGGATGCGGTCCCGTTCCTGTAGCTGTGCGATCAGGTTGGTAGACGCCTCAGACTTCGCCTTTTCGTCGGGCGCCTCATTGCGGCGTTTGCGCCAGGTGGCGATGTTCTTTTCCGTCTGGGCCAGCTGTTGCTCTGGCGTCATCCGGTCATAGGCGGCGTGATATTTATATTGGTTCTCCGCGACCAGGCGCTCCTTGCGCGTCTTCCTGGTTTCGTCTTCCTTGTCCTGCAGGCGCTTGGCTTCCTCTGCCTCTTTTGCCTTCAGGCTTTTCTGGACGGCCGATAGATCGAGGGTGGTCTTCATGGCCGCGTTCATGCGGATCTGCCGTTCCAGCGCCGTGAGCCCGTCTTCGTTTGCGGCCTCGACCAGCTCGTTCAGTTGTTCCTGCAGGCGGATTTCCTGTTGCTTCTCGGAAATGGACTCCCTGACCCATTGCGCGTTCTGGGTGGCGCCTTCCTTTTGTGCGGCGATCAGCTCCGGGTTTTCAGGCGTGGTGACGGCTCCAAGTCCGCCGGCGGCCTCCTTCTCCCGGCGTTCCGCGGCCTCTTTGCTCATGCGATCGGTCTGTCGCTTCATCGCCTCTGCGGGGGTGAATCCTCCTCCTATGTCCCCGAGGTAGGTGAACATATCGACGGCGCCCATGGCAAAGGTGGCGCTGGCTGCCTTAACCTTGATGCCCAGGGTGTCGAGGACGTCCCCCATTTTGTCGATCGCCTCGATGTCCCGGTCTGAAATGATCCCCTTTTGTGTTTTGGCCAGCAGGCCGTCCCATCCTCCGGCCAGCTCCTCGAGGGTGGTCATAAGGCGCGAGGCGCTGCGTCCGAAGATGTCAAAAGCGGCCGATGCGTCTCCGGTCCGCTTGACGCCTTGCGCGATCTTGAGCAGCAGCTCGTCCGGGCGCGCTTGCCGGACCTCGTTTGTAGATAGGCCGATTTTCCTGAAGGTGTCCTGGACGCCTTTTTCGTTGGCAATGGATCCCTGCAGGTTACGCAGGCGGCCGACGGCCATGGATAGCTGGTCCATGCCGACGCCGTTCTGTTTTGCGGCCATCGCCAGGGCCTGGAATTTGTCTGTGGCCAGGCCGGTGGCGGCCGAGGCGTCCTTGATCTGTCCGGCGTAGCTGATGACGCTCTTGGCGAATGCGACCACGGCGCCGACTGAAAGCGCCGCTCCGATCTGCCCGGTAATCCCTGAAAAAGCGGATCCCATGCCGCTGACGGCGTTTTTTACCTTCCCGAGCACTGTGCTGGCCTGGTCCTTTGCCTGAATGATGAAGCTCAGAACGCTCATGGTGTCGCCTTTTTGAGTTTGCGGATCATGTCCAGGTAGGACCGGAATGCGAAATGGGCGCGCTGAAACCGGTCGTTTCTGGCTCCGTTGGCTGCGCGTGCCTCCGCGCTCAGGCGCTCATCCCGGTTGTACAGGATCGCCTCGATTTCGGTGTCGGGTGTCCGCCAGAGCCAGTCTTCCGCTGTCTTCCCGGTGCCTGGGTATTCCCGGACCAGCAGTTCGATCATCCAGCCAAATGGCGCCGCTTCGTCGGATTCCTCGACCTGCATGGCCGCCGCGGCCGCTTCGCTGGGCAGCCGGTAGCTGTCGGGCAGCTTGCGCCATCCGTCAAGCAGCTCAATGGCGGCCAGGTAAGTCCGGCCGGTCGGTTTGCGCTCCTGTGGATCCTGCGGCGTGGTCTGAAATTTGGTAATGGCGGCCTTCAGCTCCTCGTAGGAGGTGCCGATCGTCCGTTCCCAGCATCGTAGGGCCTTAAGGAACGCATGGCGGCTTCCTGCCATGGCCCAGAGGCCTTCCGGGTCGTCTGTGTGTGCCATGCAGTAGGCATAGGCCAGGTCCTGGGTGATGTTGTCTCCCGGAAACCAATCGACGACCACGTCGATCAGAAAGCGCTTGGCGCCCATGGAAATGTGCCGCAGCGTCAAATTGCCAACGGCGAGGACCGGCTGAAGCAGTGCCCGTTCTCCGGGTGGGTCCGGCGGTGTGGTGATCCGTAGAGCGAGCGTGTTGAGGGCGAGGATGTGCTCGAGGTCTTCGATCGGGTCAAGCGTGATCCCGTCGGCCTTCAGCTCCAGAAGCGCGCTCTTTAGTGCTCGATTCATTCATGTGGCTCAGGGACCGGGTGCGGCGTAGGGGTCGAGGTAGGTCCACCAGCTGGCCGAATAGACCTGCAGGCCTTCGGCCGTCTCTTTTGGGGTGGCAGGCGCATTCGGGAACGCATGGGAGGCGACGGGTGCAACAATGGCCGCATAGGCCTCCGCCTGGCATTCCTGCTTGAAGCCGTACCTGTAAAGTCCGTCGACCAGGAAGTCGCCGGTCGATTCGTGCATGGCGTCGATCGCCTGCATGGAAATGGAGCAGCTCGAGGAAATGAAGGACAGGGCGCTGGTGGCTCCCCATTTGTTCACGATCCCGAATCCGCCGGCGCAGGTCAGGCTTTTGCTTGTCCCGGCCTTGATCATTCCCGCGGAGCTCGGCTTGATGGCCGTGACGGTGACCTGGGGGTAGGCCTCGGGGCCGCAGGTGCAGCTGGCAGCGGTCAGAAGAAAAGCGGTGTTGAAGGCCACGCCAAAATTCAGGACCAGGCTGGCGGTGTCGAGCAGCTCATAGACGATGTCCCATTGCTCCAGCGGCCGAATTACCTTGAGCGCCGTGGGGCTATATTTGCCATCGGCCAGCAGGACCTCGACGTATCCGCGCGGGGTGCTCGGGGTGATGCTTTTCAGGTTGATGATCCCTGCGCTGGCAAGCCCGAGGGGGTCGGTGCTGGTGATATGTGCTGTGCTCATGCTGTGTTCTCCGAGGTTCCTGGTCTATAGGGTAGGCCTGCCAATCAACCGCCGACGTTGGCTTTGTCGGTGGTGTTAAATACGATTTCGCAGCCGATCGTGACGGTCCAGACGATCCGAGGGGCGCTTTCGTTCCCGAGCGTTTTTTCCAGAAACTTGATGTCCGGCATTCCGCCGGTGCGCAGCCGGAAGCACTGCACGTTCTCCTTCCTGGTGATCGGTAGCGCCTTCAGGATGCTCAGGGCAAAAACCTGGGCCAGGGGGCGGTCCAGGAAGCATCCCTCAATGTCCGCGTCCATGATCAGCTCCGTGATCGGCGCCGTCCAGGTGTTCTGGACGTGTCCGCCTCCGCCGACCTTCAGCGCCCAGGTGTTCCCAATTGGCGGCAGGTAACCCTGGAAGGCGTGCTTGCGCTCCTGGCAGCCGGTGGCCAGGCATAGCAGCTTGAAAACGGTATCCTCTGCGGTCTTCCATGGGTTGGGTAAGAATTCGCTCATTTGGCTCCTGTGATCGCTTTGTCGATGGCGTCTTTGAGAATGGCCAGGAAATCACGCGCCTTGGCCGTGGCGGCTCGGGTGATGAATTTGGCGTCTGCCAGCGCTCCCTTCGCCCGGGTGCCGGGTCCGCGCTTCTTCCATGAGACGCCTTTTTCTTCGTGGATTTTGAAGGCGTAGCTGCCGGCGACGGAGTTGGTGGGGACGTAAACCTGGGCCATGCTCATGCTGTTTGCGGCCTGGAGGCTGTGCATCAGTCCGCCTGGCGTGGGGCGCGATCCGGCCTTCGATCCAAGCAGCAGCTTCAGGCGTCCCTGGTAAAACGGCGTCATCTGGACATTGATGCTGGGGCCTCCCTTTCGGCCTTTGACGCTGAGGCTGCCTCCGCTGCGGCTCAGTGCCTTGAGCATGGTGGTAGACGGAGAGATGGGGGCGTATTCGACGGCCGTCCGCTTCCAAAGGTGGCTGATCCTGTAAAGCGCCGACGTGGTGTAGGTTTTCAGCAGGTCATCGGCGCGTGAAAGTTTCGCCAGGGCCTCCGGTACGCCTTCGAGTCTGATGTTGCTGTCCATCGACAAAGGCCTCGGCATCAAAGGCGTCAGGTCTTGGCGCCGTCCGGGACGCCGTGTGCCGATTCCCAGTCGGGTAGCGGCTTGCCTCTTTCTGTGGCCTTGGCGACCATGTCCAGAAATGCGGCGGTGTCCCCTGCGCAGTCTTCATTCAGCCACTGGGTTGTGGGTGCCTCTCCGAAGGCTTTTTCGTAGGCCTCCATGGTGGCCTCGTAATCTCGAGCTGTTCTCATAGTCCAAGGCTGGCCTTAATCCATCCGGTTGTCAACGGGAAAGCGCGCTCGTATTCGGTCCAGCCGCTTGTGAGGCCTCCGAAAATGTTGGCATAGGCCTCCATGGCTCCGTTGTTCTGTCGCTTGTAGTAATCCAGCTTGTGCCCGTTCCCGAATTTACCCTTTGAAAGTCCGCCGATCGTGTCCGCCATTGAAGAGGCCCGGTGATCGTCGCTCACGGCGGTGGCGGTGTGGAGTCCATGCTCCTTCAAGGTGTCTTCAAGCATACCGCGTTGCATGGATGACCGCTTGTATAAGGCACGCCGGCCGCCTTTGCCGAGTCGTTTTTCCGTCCTGGCTGCCCAGTTCGCCAGATCGTTTTCCATGGCTGTGGCAAGTTCTGGGTTGATGTGCCAGTCCGAGATCGCCTTTGTCGTGTAATGGACGTCGTGTCCGATTTCGTGTTTGAAGGTGGACGGGGATCCCGACCAGTGTTTGGGGTCTTTGTTCATCCTGACGGCGCGCCTGGAGTGCAGGTAGTAAGCGCCGCTTGTCTTTTCGTTGGCAATGTCGTGTGAAACGATCTGGAGCGCCTTGGGTGCTTTCAGGCGGGACCAGACGGAGTCGGGGATTTCGTCTATGGCGCGCTTCAAAGACGGGGCAAGCCCGGCGGTGTCCATGGTGACCTTGACGGCGTCCTTAAACGCAGCGGTTTCGGCCTTGGTCATCAGGCCCAGCGAGGCGGCCTTGGCCTGCTCTGCCTTTTGGGCGGCTGCGGCGATGTCTGCGGCTTTCTTTGCAGCGGCTGCAGCGGCCTCGGCTGCCTTCCTGGCTGCCTCAGCGGCCGCCTGCTCCGCGGCCTTCCTGGCTGCCTCCCTTGCGGCGGCCGCGGCGGCCTTCCTGGCAGCTTCCTCAGCGGCGGCTCTGGCTGCGGCTTCGGCGGCTGCTCTTGCCGCGGCCTCTGCGGCGGCTCTTGCCGCGGCCGCGGCCGAGGCGTCTATGGCGCCGGCCGCATCTCCGGCGCCGGCAGCCGGCCAGAATGCCTTGCTATACCGGGCGATCCCTTCTGTCGCTCGGCCTCTATATTCGGCATCAGTCTCTCCCGGCATGCGCTCGAGGTCCGGCGTGTCCGCTTTCGCCTGCTTTTCGATCTGTTCTTTGTCGATCGTTTCGTCGACGCGCGCCACGGTGCAGCGGCAGTTCGGGTGTCCCCAGCCGGCGCCGGTGGCCTGGCTGTAACTGGGGTATTCCCTCGAGCTGCCTGTGATGCTCGTAATCACGCCGTCCCAGGCACTGCAAATGTCGCAGGCCTCCCCGTCCGCGTTCTCTATGACGACCAGATCGTCCCCGTTCTGGACCAGGGTGTCCATGTAGCTGTCTCGGGCGACCCTGGCCGTGGTGGTGCGCACCAGCATCTGAACGTAACGGGCATCTTCCCAGGCGTGTCCGGCGCTGTCGACGAACCGGTTTGCTGCCAGGTCCCCGGCGATCGTGTCCCACTTGGATTTGATGGCGGTCCCGATCTCGCGCATGCTCATGCCGGTGAGCGAGGCCTGCCGGTAGACGTCAATGGTGGCGTCCCGAAGGGCCTTAATGTCTGTCTGGGCCATCTTGTCCGTGATCGCCGCGGCCAGGCTGCGGCCGTTGGCTGGGGTGACCCTGGCGAAAATGTCCCGCGCGTATTCTCGGGAGAATTTGGCGACGTCATTGCTCGGGTCGATGCCGGTCTGTCCCTTGATGTCCTTTATGGCGGAATCGTGCCAGTCAACGGCGCCTTTGGTGACCAGGTCCTTGCTCCAGTCCTTGAGCCCGTTGTCAAGCTGCAGGTATTGGGCGCCGATCTGGGAATATAGGCGCTCCCGGGTCCGGCCTGAAATCAGCAGGCCTTTTTCTCGGGCGGCTGAATGGACGATGATGGCGACCTGCTTCCGGGCCTCGCGGATCCTCCGGGTCATTTCCTGGACGCCGGCTGTCTCCTGGCTTGCCAGCTTGTCCATCTTCCATTTGGCTGGCGCCGGCATGGCGGGTTAGCCTCTGGCCAGGCTGATGCCTTTGTCGAAGGTGAGCCAGGCGATGGCTTCTGGTGCGAGCAGGCGCGCGTCCGGTTTCCTGGCGCCGGCCGGGTCCTGTGGGTCGGCTGCCTCGGGGACGGCCATGGTGTCGTCGCTGTTCGCCATGGGTAGGTTCTGGAGCATGAACAGGGCCTGCTCAAAAATGGCGTATTCCGGATTGATCGATTCGTCCGTGTCAAACTCTGCGGTGACGTCAGCGACGGAGCAGGCGCGCGCGAGGATCCGGGCCGCCTGGGCCAGCGCCGCCTTTTTCTGCTGCTCGTTGTACCGAGCCCAGGATGCCGCGTGGATGTGGTTTTCCTGTTCGAAGTAGGCTTCTGCGCTGGTCAGGTCTGCGGCCATGGCTGTGGTCCCTCAAAGGGTGAGACCGCCGGCCGGGTGCAGCGGACCGGCGGTCTCGGGGTTGTGCCTGGGGAGCGCCAGGCGGGTGATCAAGAATCTTTCGTCGGCTCGTCCGGGTTTTCTGCTTTCCCGGCCGCCATACGTTCAGCCAGCTTCTCTGCCTTGCTGGCCTTGGGCGCCTTGGGCGCGTCAGGCGCGTCAGGCGCCTTGGGGGCAGTCCATCCCTTGGCCGTCCATTCGTCCACGTCCGAAACGTTGACGATGGCGCCTTTTCCGTTGCGTGTCAGTCTGATCGTCGGGATGCTGCCCATTGTGGTCTCCTGTTTTGTGGGTTACTTCAGATTAACCCAGCCGTTGGTCCCGGCGGCTGCCGCGATCCAGCAGGCGTTGGTGCCAGCGCCTTTGAATCCGAGCAGAATATCGCCGACCTGCCTGGGGGTGTAGACGGTCGTTACCGTGACGGCGTTGGTGTCCGCCTGGGCCGTGATGGCTGCCGTGATGGCCGCGTCCCGGTCTGTCGCTACGGTGGCCATATCGGTGCCGAGCCCGGCGAGGACCCAGTCGTTTGTGGTCAGGCCTTTGGACACCCAGATCGCGTTGGTGCCCGATCCGGCTCCGCCGACCAGAATGTCCCCGATCCGCCTCGGCTTGATGGTCGTGGGGTCGGTGGTCGTGGCCGCATTGGCCCGGCCGGCGATGATGGCGCCGTCGTAAAACGAGCCATCCGTCGGGAGCGCGATATCGTCCAGGGCCTCGACGGCAAGCGGCGCGATCGCCAGAATTGCCAGGCTGCCAAGTATCAGAATTTTCCTCATGATTGATCCTCCTGTTACGTCCTGAAAAGTTGGGAGGCCTCGCCTTGAGGCCTCCCTTCGGTTGGCTCTGCTTAACCGCAGAACAGGGCGCCGCCGTCCGCCTGGATTACGCGGCAGCCGACGAATACGTCATAAACGATCGAGTCGGCAAGGCTGGCCACGGAGCTGTCCATGCTGACCCGGATCGAGACGCCGTTGAAGCTGTCGACGACGGAATTCGTCATCAGGGGCGTGGGTGCCACGATGGCCGCCGCGACCGCGTTGGGGTGATAAACCAGGTTGCTATAACCGGCCGCTTCAAACGTGATGGCCGCTTCAGCTGTGGCCTGGGCCGCGAGGGGCGGCGTGATCTCGATAGCCGCGTAGGCGTTCCCGACGGCCGTGACGTCCTTGCGGACGACGTAGCGGGTGGCGGCGTCCCCGGCGATCGTGAACGTGGTCCCGGCGTAGATGGTCCCGGTGGCGTTCGTCACGCCGTCGATCCCGATCGTGGTACCGCCGGCCGCGACGGTCGTGATGATGACCGGGGATCCGGCGATATCATTGGCCGCGCTGGACCGGCTGAAGGCGCCGAGGTTGGCATCGGTCGTGAAACCGAAACCGTACCGGCGGCCGAGCTCGCCTTCCTGTCCGCCTCGCGCTCCGTCCGGACCGTAATCCAGGTTGACGAAGTTCGAGAGCTGGATGAAGCTCTGTTCCACGGTCGTGTCGATCAGCGCCTTGCGGCCGCCTTTGACCACTTTCAGGTCGTTCAGGGCCTTGTGCGCTGCGGCGACGTGGGCCATCGTGCTCGGGCGGTTTCCGACCGTCCCGGTCAGGTTCTTGCGGAAAACCTGCATGTTGCGCAGGATGAATTTGTCGATGCTCTCCCCGATTCCCTGGATGCAGGGGACGGTCACCAGGCGGGTGAAGTCGGAAAGCTCGAGGCTTTTCTGCTTCGTGGTCAGGTCGACCCGCTTATAAAAGTGCTTCTCCAGCTTCAGGCCGACGGAGGTCTCCGTCTGGTCGGAGGCGGTGGTGGTCCCGGTGAATTCCGAGGCGTCCGAGACGGCCGGCGGAATGGTGACGGTTACTTCATCGCCGATCTTGGACGCGGTGAAAAGGCCTTCCTTGTCACGGCTCACGGCGTTTCCGACGATCAGGCGGTTATCGAGTGCGATGGCGGCGTCACGGGCGACGGCGCTGGGGGTGATGAATGTGTTGGCCATGGTAGTTCTCCGTCAGTTCCTTCGTTCTGGTCTCTCGGGGGTTGTCCCCGTTATATGATGCCTCTTTTTTTCAGGTCAGCCGCGCGTTGCTCTGCGGTCATCTTGCTCGGGTCACTCGACCCGCTCTGTCCGCCGGCGCCGGCTTTCGGCGGTGTTCCGGTCCCGCCTCCCTGGTCTCCAACGATCAGGGCCTTGTTCCGAGTCATGAACGCGTCCAGGATCGGCCTGGTCGCTTCCTCTTTGACGAGGTCATCGTCGGCAATCTCAGCCATGGCTCTATCGATCGCGATCCGCGCCAGCTCCGGGTCCACGCCGTCCATCAGTTTGATGCCTTGCAGCATTTTGCTGATGTGGCCATCCCGCACGTTCTTTTTGCGTTCCGCGTCCGCCTTCGCAATGGCGGCGTCTTTATCCGCGAGCGTTTTGGTCAACTTCTCGATGGCCTTCTGGGCCTTCTCGAGTTCGCTTTTCCCTGCGCTGCCGGCTTCGTCGAGCTGGCCTTCGAGTTCAGCGACCCGGTCTTTGGCTGCCTTCAGGTCCGCCTCCGCCTTTTTACGGGCTGCAGCGGCCGCCGAGTTGGCCGTCTTGTCCGGATCGTATTCCTTCAGGGCCGTCTTCTCCTCATCCGTCAACGTTTCGCCTGCGGTCACTTTCGCCAGAATGCTCTTGATGTCCATCGTCGTCTCCCTGGTGTTGTTTCGAGGTACCATGATCCTCGGACCCGGTCAAACTCGCCTGGCCGGTATGGCGTCTATGCAAAATGCCGCTGAATCAAGAGGCCGCGACCTTCGTCATGCGGCGCAATCGGTAGCGGATAGATGTCTCGAGGTCCCTTGCTGCCTGCTCATCTGCTCTCGCAGCGAGGGCGGCGAGCAGGGTTACGAGGGCGAGGGTGGTGGCCAGGTCGTCAACGGCCGGGTCAAGCTGCAGGTGGATTTCCATCGGGTGGCGTCGGGGGTGTGTAGACCGGTTCGGGCGGCTCGTAGGTGTCAATTGCCTTCATGACGGCGTCGATTTCCTGGGGCGTGTTGCTGAAGCGCTTTCCCGCGGACCGCATGGCCGCCTTGGCGAGCATCTTCTCGGCCTCGGGCGGAAGGTTCAGGGCGCCGGCCTCTGTGATCGCCTTGATATCCGCGGCGAAGTCGGAAAGGTCAAACCGGCGCTGGTAGCTCACTTTGTACGGCTTGAAGATGGCGCCTCCGAATAGGCTACTCAGTTCAACGCTGCGCTGCTCGGCTTCCTCGAGGATCCCGGCGCGCTCCGCGAGGACCGCCTCCGTGTCCAGGTGGTCCCAGGCCTTGGCCTCCGCGCTGGCGACCTGCCGGCTCTCGGGTGTCTTCATGGCCAGGCCGACGGTGTCGTAAAGGTCGCTTTGCCTGCGGTCGATTTCATCTCGGATGAATTTCAGGTCTGTGGCGGTCCCTGAAAGCCAGCGGGTGATGCCGCTTTCTTCCGCGCTTTCAACGATGGGATTCCCGGTTCCAATCTTCCGCCGAGCAGCATTCGCGTCTATTTTGTCGCTTCTTAGTGAGTCGCTGAAGGTCTGCGAGACGACCAGGACCGGGAATACGCTCTTGAAAATCGAAGTGTCCAGGCTGCTGTGCAGGTCCATGATGCTGCGCTGGATCCGCTCGACGTCGTCAAACCACCAGGAGGCGGACGTGGCGTTCCCGACCAGGGTGAAGGGGATCCCAGTGTATCCGGTGGGGGTCTCCGTCATCTCCACGAAGGTCTCCTGATCGTCGGCAAACGGCATCCGGGTGACCCGGCCAGGCTCGTACAGGTAGCGGACCGTCTGTTCGGCGGCTTCGACGCGCGGGTCGGTGTTCGTGTATTCGGACCGCTCGAGCAGCAGCCAGGTCAGCTTGCCATGGGCGTCAAAGTTCCAGTCGACGATTTCGGTGGGGTCGTAAAGCTGCCAATAGACGCGATCGCCGGACCGCTCCACGTCCGCCTTGCTCCGGGGGCCGACCGCGGCCGGCCGGTCGACGCCGATCCAGCACCAGCGGCAAACGGTGAGCAGCTCGGAGACCTGGTCCATGAATTGGTTGATGCTGGCGCCGGTCTGGGTTACGTCAATCGCCCAGGCTGGATCGATGCCGGTCCGGGTGGGTGCTCCCTGAAAAACGTACTGGTTAATTTTGCAGGTGATGCGCCTGGCGTAGTTGTTCAGAAAGGCGCGCTGCAGGCGGCCGATGGTCTTCAGCTGCCCGTTGTTCAGGTAGGTGGCGGCGAGCTGGGTGTTCGTGTTCGGCTGGTCCCCGAAATAGTCCACGTCGGCTTCCGACGGCCAGCGGCAAAGGCGCTCGGTGATGTAGGCCGGTCCGCCGGCATGGGCGAGCAGGTTAATGCGGATCGCGTCCAGGCGGTCCGCGAGGGTCTTGTGGGTTCGCGTGGCGAGGATGTTCTTGGCCATGTCGAAGGCCAAGGTATCAAACTACAGCAGGCCTCCGCCTCCGCGGCTGTCCAGTTGCATTACCATGTAGCGCAGCGCGTCCATGGCGTGGTCCCGATCCTTGACCGGCTCCTCTTTCGAGTTCTTTCCCTCGGGCGATGCCGGCCAGGCGTAATCGTACAGCTCCCCGATCGTGGCCCGGCATTTGGCCGTGATGAATAGCCTGGGGCGGCCGTCCCCGGCGGTCTTCAGGCGTTCCTTGACCGCCTTGATACCCAGCGCGACGTCCTTCTTCGCCGGGACGGTGTAGATGCCGGCTTCCCGGAGGGTGGCCCGGTCCTCCGCGTCGTGGTCGGCGACGGTCCAGCGGTAGTCTCCGCCGGCGGCGTTGATGGCGGCGCCGTGGACGCGGACCGTCTGCTGGGCCTGGTAGCGTTCGTTGTGGATCCAGAGGCGGCCGTCCGGGTCGATCGCTCCCCATAGGCAAACAAACGGGTTGGTATAGCCGAAATCGATCCCGCGGCAGCGGTCCCAGGCCTCCCAGCCGGCCGGCATGCGTTCGACGACGTGCAGGTCTTCGTCAAATTCGGCGTAAACGGCGCCGGCCGATTCGCACCATTCCCCCTTGAGCATCCGGCGCCGCATGACGCCACTCAGGGCCTCGAGGGTGGCCATGGCGTCCTGGGGCAGGTGCGGGTTGTCGTATGGCGTCCAGTGCTGGCGTGCCCAGACGGAGGCGTCCGTCAGCTGGCTGCCGGTCTCCGGGTCGATGTGCAGGACGCCGGCCTTGTATAGCCAGTGCCGCTGGTTTTTTGGGTTGCAGTCGAATATCGCCTTGCGGACCGGGACGGTATTGCGCGCCAGGCGGGTCAGGACGGTGGTGATCGTCTGCCAGCTCAGTTGGGTGGCCTCATTGAAGAAAATGTGATCGTATTCGGTTCCGAGGATCTTGTCGACCCGCTCCTGGTCATCCAGGCCGTCGACCCGGACGATGCCTCCGCCTGGGCAGTCGATCTCCATGTCGCTGTCCCTCATCTTGAAATCCCGGCGGCCGGCGAGGATCTTGCGCAGCGTGTCATCCCATAGGCTCTTGCGCGCGTGGTCCCGGTGCCGGCGTGCCATGAGGATCAGGGCGCCTGGGTAGGTGGCGGCCTGGGTCAGCAGCCAAAGGCAAATGAGGGCGGTCTTTGTCGATCGCGCTCCGCCGTCAAATAGGATTCTGCGGGTGTGCGGGTTCTCGAGGATGTCGAACCAGGCGCGTGCTTGCTTTGTGGTCAGGATCATCGATCGTAGTTTGTCCGGGGTGGCGTCTCGAGGAAGTCGAAAATCCATGGGCGTGTATCGGCAACGGCCGCCAGTCCGCCGAGGCGCTGTAGGGCCTGCCGGACGGTCGGTATCGGGGCGAGGTGCTTGACGGCCAGTATGATTTCGCCTCCGCGCAGGTCGACAATGAATCGGCGCCATAGGTCCGGGGCGGTCCGGCGCAGGACCCGGTAGCAGGACGCGCTGTATTGGGCGCCGCCTCCGCACCAGATGCAGCCAATCGTCACGGCGCCGCGGTCCCTGGCTGGGTGCCGCGGCAGGTCGTGAGCCCGGCTGTAGCGGTTGACCATCGTGGCGGTCCATCCGTCCAGCGGATTGGCCGTCCATAGGCCGGCGGCCTTGTTGAGGGCCAGGGCGCCGTCTCGCCAGGACCTGGTCCCCCGGAGGCAGTCATCTTCGCTGCCTCGCTGCCCGGTGATGGCGAGGCGCATGCCCAGGCTTTTGGCGAATTGCCGGGCCGGCTCTGTCTTCATGGCGCTGCAGCAGCTCGAGCAGTCGATCCGGATCCCCAGGCCGCGGTGGCGCTGCATCCATTCCCGGCCGCGCAGCTTGCCGAGCATGGGCCAGCCGGTCCGGGTCCATTGGCGGTGCAGCGGCTTGGTTGCTCGGATCGGGTAAATGGTGGCCTGGTATCGTGCGGCGCAGGCCTGGACGTGCTCGAGGGTGCCTGGGTAGTCGTTTTGTGCGTCAACGTACACCAGGGGCGGCCGGTGCGCGGTGCATCTGTAGACCAGATCAAGCAGGACGGTGCTGTCTGTCCCTCCCGAAAAGGCCAGGTAACCTGGGCCGTGTGTGCTGCAGGCCTCGTTTATGAGCTCAAGCGTTCGGCGCATCGCTCAGGTGGCCTGGTTTGTCGAGTTCAATGCGCATCGGCTGCAGGCGCTTGGTGTGGGTGATGGCCGTCAGCCACAGGCGGCCGGTGGCCAGCAGGCGCAGGCGCTCCCGGACGCTCAGTCCCCAGCAATAGGTGGCGACTGTGCCGCGGTCCCCATTGAAGACGCAGGGCCTCAGCGCGACGGGCGCCTCGAGCGATTTCTTCCCGTCCCCGGTGTCGGTAGTGGCTTCCTTAAACGCGATCGGCTTCATTGTGCTCCTTTCGTTAAATCGGCAGGCGGCTGTCGAGCAGGTCCATCAGTGGGCTGGGGCTGCCGTGGTCGACGTAGCGGCGCAGCTCCGTGACCAGGTCCTCTGTGCTGGGGTCGCTTATGACCAGGACGGTCCGGCCTGGGCCTGCCTGGACGACGACGGCGATCGCCTTGAGCAGCTGGTCCGGGTGCTTGGTGGCCACGGCGTCGAGGCGTTCGACGAATCGGATCAGTATGGCGTCCCTCAGCTTGGCGGCGCTGGGGTTCCATTCGGTCTCCGCGGCGATCTTTTCGGCGAGGGCCTGGTCGGGTGGGGTGGGAGGGGCAATGGGGGCGGTCATTTCGCCTCCAGCTCTGTATCGTTGACCCATTCGCTTTGGCGCTTACCTTCCCACCACCAGGCGACCCGGTAACTGGTTCCATGCCGTCCTATGCTGATTTCCTCAACGATTCCTGGGTGTCCGATGGCGTGAATGGTGACGCGGCTTCCAACGGCGTAAGCGACCGAGACGGTTATGGGTTCGCTCATTGTTGGGTTTCTCCGATCCACCAAAACTGGAACGACCTCTTGACGCTCTCTATGTCGCATTGATCAAGCGTGGCGTCGGCTCCGGTTTCGCGCTGCATCTCTACCCAGGCGACCAACGTGCTATAGGCGACCTCGTTAAAGTTCAACGTCAGGCTGCCTGGGTAGGTTTCGGCCAGGCATACTGAATCGAGGATCTCGTCTTTTGTCATTTCGCCTCCAGCTCCGGCGTGTGCCCGGCCTGGGCCAGCCGCTCCAGCGCGCAGGCCACATAGCGAGGGTCAAGGTCCATACCGTAGCAGCGCCGGCCGGCTTCGTTGGCTGCCACGAATTGGGCGCCGCTCCCCGAGAACGGATCGACGATCAGGTCGCCAGGCTTCGTGTGGTTCAGGATCGGGATCGTGAATAGGCGGACCGGCTTCTGGGTGGGGTGCAGGCGCTCATTCGCCGGGTCCCTGGTGATCTCCCAGGCGTCGGAGGTGAATTCCGCGGCGATGGTCAGGCTTTCCCCGGTGCCGATGCGGACCAGGCGTGTCTTGCGGCCGCCTGGTGCCTTGGCGCCGATGTATAGGCCATGCCCGTTCCCATCGCTCACGCGGATCCCGTTTGCCACGGTGCAGGCCATCTCTGCCGGAGCCGGCGGCCGGATCTTCCAGACGGTGGTCTGGGTGCGGTCCCCGAGCCAGCGCGCGCTCTCGCCTGCCTTCTGGCAGTAAAAGGCCGGTTCCTGTTGCCAGTGGTAGTCTGCCCAGCCCATCTGGAAGTTGTCTTTTGTCCAGACGATGTATTGTTTCTCCTCGAGGCCGACCGTGTCCAGGGCCGTCTCGAAGTCCCGGCGGGTGGCTGCGGCGTGCCAGATGTAAAAGGCGGCGTCCGGTTCGGTGTGTAGACCGGCCAGGCGCAGCGCCGGGACCAGCAGCGTGGCGAGCAGGTTGTCATCCCGCTTGTTGTCCGCCTGGATCATGTCCCATTTCTTGTCCCTGGTCCCTTTGTAGCTAACGCCATAGGGCGGGTCGGTATTGCAAAGGACCGCGCGTTCGCCGGCCATGAGGCGCTTCCAGGCGGCCGGGTCGGTGGCGGACCCGCAAAGGATGCGGTGCGGTCCGATGCGCCAAAGCTGCCCGAGTGCGGTGCCCCATTTGGCCTGTAGCTTCAGGGCCTGGTCGTCTGCGATCTGGCGATCCTTCCCTCCGGCGCCGTCATCCTCCTGGAGCTCGCGTTCGGAGAATCCGGTCAGGCTGATGTCAAATTCGGCGTCCTTTAGGTCCTGAAATTCGGTCTCGAGCAGCGCCATGTCCCACTTGGCGTTTTCGCCGCTCTTGTTGTCCATGATCCGGTAGGCTTTCGCCTGGGCCGGCGTCAGGTCTGTGGCGACGTGGACCGGGACCTCCGTCATGCCTATGTTCCGGGCGGCCTTCAGGCGGGTATGCCCGACAACGAGGACGCCGTCCCGGTCGACCACCAGGGGCTGGCGCCAGCCGTATTCGCGCAGGGAGGCCTCCACCGCGGCGACGGCGCGCTCATTCTTGCGTGGGTTCTTGGCGTATGGTGTGACGCGATCGATCGGCCAGGTTTCGACGCTGAGGTGGCTGCCGGCGGTCGGTTTGGATGTCATGTGTCTGACGATGCCGCTTTTGGCGCCGGCTGTCAAGCGGTGGCTGCCGGCGCTTCCTGGATGATGGTCACCAGGGGGGCGGTCCCGGTGTTCTCGATCGGCTGGGTTACTTTCCCCCAGCCGCGCTCCATGATGATCTCGACCGCCTTCATGTCCCCGTCAAAGGCGCGCTTAAAGGTGGCCCGGACCACCGCCTCGATGCGGGTCATCTTATCGGTCCGGGATACGCGCTCGGCCGCGATCCGGCGGACCAGATCGGTCAGGTTGATGGCGCCTTTTGGCCGTCCCTTGCGGTTGATCCTCGGGTCGCCTTTTGTAATCGGGTGCA